TCCACGGCTCGGACGAGGGTCCGGTGAGCCTTGTGGAACGACAGCCCGATGGCGTAGTCAGCCATTGTTGGGACTCCTTAAGGGATCGGGGGGTTCAAAACGGCGCCTGTAATAGACACCGTCAAGGCCTCGTAGGTGGCCTCGGTCCGGGGACTATGCGTAGCAATGTCCCGGGGGAATGCGCGTGCCAGACGACGGCTGATGTTCAACAGTGAAACCGGCATGCGGGTGCCCTTATTGGTGCCATAGTTCGTAAAACGAACTGGCCAACGCTCAAAGGACACAATTGCGCCGACAGCGCCGGGGGAAACGATCTCGGGAACGTCCGTGATCGTGCACTCGATGCCGGTGACTACCCAGTCCGAAGGGACCATGGCTTCACCTACGACATACACCGCAGGAATGCGGGTGCCATTAGGCAACGAGTAATACCCGGGCCAATCAGCCTCAGGGCGAAGCGTCGTCCCATCGCTCTCGTAGAGATCGAGGATATGACGTTCGATCGTCGTGCGCACATCGCGCACATGCGGACAGGCAGTGCTAATGCTCACGATTGTGTCCTCCTGAGTGCTTCACGCAGGAAAACGTCGAACTGGGACGCAGCTTCCTCGAGAGGTGCCTTAGTCCAAGGACGACCTGGAAAACGGAGACCCGTAAGGGATACACCGCCTTCGTGAACTTGAGTCGCGTATTCGACCGGCCAGGTGAAGGTGATCGAACCATCAGTGTTGACGGTGCGAGTCTGGCTGGCGCGAAGTCTGCCGGTATCCACAATGTCCCGCACCTGAGGAGGTGTCGGGAAGGGCCACTTCACCGTGGAAATTTCCTCGGTAAAGCGGTTATCCAACCAGCTGCTTAGCTGGCGGGTCGCTTGCGCTGTGGCGGCGCGAAGCTGGGCGTCTAGAGGACGATTAGCCATCACTCGGACCTCCAATCACGCGAAATGTGCCCTGAATGGATTGCCGAATATCTCGATAGGCTTCCCGGTCCATATTCAGCTCGAAAACGAGCTCGAAACGACCGTAGTAACCATTGATCACGGCATTCGCCTGGCTTCCGTTGGTAATCCTCGGATCCAAACGAGCGGGGCTTAGTAACCGACCGCTGCAGCTATAGCTGGAGTTGTCGGCACCTGGCTGCCCCGTCCAAGATGGCGCTTGGAGGTTGATAGCAGCTAGGTATTCAACGGTCTCGGAAGTCTGAACCGTGTTGCCGGTATCTGAATCAACGCTCAACGTACTGCCGCCCACCTCAAAAGCCAGCTGAGCATTACCCCAAGGGGCGTAGTTGGCGATTGTGGTAGCCGAAATAGCCATGACTAAAGCGCAAATCCAGATAGAGACAGCGTGCCTTTCAGCCGCTCGTACTCCTGGCCATACAGGCTGGCGTTAAAACCAGTACCTAAAGGCTGGCCTGCTTGACTGCCGACCTGAAGGCCGACTTGCATGACACGGGTGGAAAGGATATGGGCCGCTAGATAACTAACGGCCTCGGTGTGGACATCGCCCCATTGGGTCGCTGGTGTAGAGCGACCCGCCTCCGCGATTGCACCCTGTATGACAGTGAGCGCAAGCTCTCCAAACTCGGGGAAACGAGCTAGAAATTCGCTGGAGGTGGGGACGGCCATCAGCCTTTACCTTCCGAGATAGCTGTGATGCGCTTGCCGATGGCATTGCGAACGCGGATGCGTTGCTCACCGATTTCCCAGCGCTGAAGCTGGGCTACGTCAAAACTGTCCTCCACAAGGCGCATGGCCTGTGTTACGGGCATGTCAGAGAGGGAATCCACGTCGGATTCCTCAACATCAGCCACGAACGCCTGCTCTTCCTCAATGCGCAGGGCACCAAGCTTGAGCAGAGTTTTGACAACGTCGTAGTTCTTGATCAGCGCCCACACACTCTCGGGGAAATCGCGATTTACACCGGATTTCACCTGGATGCTTTCCGGTTGCCCACCCTGCTGGACAAAGGAAAAACCAATAGTGCACTCGGGGTCCATTGGAGGACTTTCGAGTTCGGGTCGATAAACGAGAATCATGATCAAAAAGGTGAGAGAGCCAACAAAGCAAGCGCGAGCCTGCAGACCTTAATCAGGCCTTCTCGAGCACCAGGGTGCTCTTGGGGTAGTACAGAGCCAGACCACCAACGCGAGCGTGGGCAGCCACGGTGAACTCAAGTTCGTTCCGCACAGGTGGGAAGAACTCGAGAGGCTGTGGAATGTGCATTTGCAGCTTGTCGGGGCTGCGGTCGTAGCAGATGATCCGGTCCTTCGTCAGGAAACCGCCGGACTTAGAAGCCTCGAGCTCGTTGATTGGCTCGATTGCGGTGATCATCGGGTTGGTGCGCAGGAAGAACTCCATCACCGTGGTGTCGGAGGTGGTGCTGCGCGGAGTGGTGGAGATGATGCGATACACGTCATAAGGGACGAGCATCGTGTTGGGCATCTCCTTCATGTTGCTGTTCTGCACCAAACGAGTAGGAGTCTCGTTCAGCAGCTGCAGCATCTCGTCGGTGGTGATATCGACGGTGTCGAACCAGTGGTCCGGCACAATCTTGTCCACCTGATTGTTGTTGAAGAAGCCCTTCATGCCCGAAGGAGCATCGCCGAAGTAGGCGATCTCTTGCATCTTCTCCTCATAAGCACGACGCACAGCGTTGGCGCGACGTTGCTCGAGGTTCATGCCGGGCACCATGGCGGCGGCACGGGTCTCCTGCACGGTGTAGGCGAAGGAGCTACCAACAGAACGCACAGGGTGCGTGATCTCCTTACGGAGCACGTCAGCCCGGGGCAGATCCTTGGCCTTATCGCCAATCACCTTCATCGAGCCTTGCTTATCGAAGACGCGATAGGTGTAGGAGTCAGCACCGTTACCCACCTCAGAAGAGACGGGAATCACCATGCTGTACTTGATGTCGGCGTACTCGACCTCGAACGTGCGAGCCAGAATCGTTTCCAGCTCGCGGGCGAGAAAGAGCCCGACCTCGTCGTTACGGATTTCTGTAGTCATTGGAGGGCTCCGTTATCAAGTGTCGGCGGTGAAGGTGACACCCGGGAGGTCAAACTCCAGAAGTGCCAGGCCTGCGCCAGCGGTCTCCGACAGCCAGCGAGCGCCGCCGGTCAAAGCGAAGGTCTTACCAGCGACGGCGGTATCAGTGAAACGACCCACATAAGCGCCGTCCACAGTGCCGGAATGGTCCACACCGAAGAAACGCACGTCGTCGCCAAGGGCGATAGCGGCGGTGGAGTAGACCCACACAACGCCTTTCGACAGGACGTTGACGGTCTGAGTGTCGGGATAACCAACACGAGCGGAACCATCACCAATGATGTTGGTGGGGTTCGGGGTATAAGCAGAGCTGCCGCTCACACCCTCGAAGGTCAGGCCGTCAATGGCCAGACCCACAACACCGGTGCCGCTGGTGGCCAGGGCGACGGCGAAGGGATCGTTCGAGCTCGGGGTGTTGTCGGTGGCAACCAGCGAGCCGAATGGAATTGCGGCGCCGGACTGGTTGTAGTAGCTGCGAGACACATAGGCCTGCAGGTCAGCAACCATACCCTCGTGACCAGGGATCAGCTCCAGGGGGTAGCTGCCTTGGACACCGAAGGGGTTGGTGACAGTGGTCGGGGTGAAAGTTACGGCCATTGAAGGAACTCCTTACTTGGTGGCGGTGAGGGGACGTTTCCAAGCCTCAGCCTGCTTGGCCCGATAGGCCGAAACGGTGCTGTTGGTTCCGCGGCCAGCACCTTTCAGTGCGTCGCGCAGGGCGCTGGTGCTGTCTTCGCGATCAGCGGAGTCCTCTTTGGTTACTTCGTCCTCGGAGATCTCTTCTTCGCCGGCTTCTTCCTCAACGGAATCAGCGCGAGCAGCGAGGATGCCTTCAACCACGCCTTGGATATAGGCGGGTTCGGCGTCTTCACGAGGAGCAGAACCGATCAGGTTCTCGTAAGCCTGGTTGTACAGCGAGGCGTCGTCGATGCCGTCGAACTTGAAGTCCTCGGCAAAGGCGGGAGCTAAGCGCTGCAGAGTGGCCAGACGCTCAGCGACGAGCTGATCAAGCTCGGCTGTGTCGATGCGCGCTTCGCCTTGATTGGCGAGCTCTTCTTCGAGAGCGTCAGCACGACCTTCAGCGGCCTCTTTGTCGAAAGCCAGAGTGTCGAAGTCAGCCTGCAGAGAATCGAGCTTGGTTGCAAGCTCGTCGCGCTCTGTGGTGAGTGCTTGCAACTGGCGCCCCATGTCCCGGGAGTAGGACTGGACCGCGCTGGCTGCTTCTGCGGGCAGATCGATCTCCAGGCCGTCGAGTTTGACGGTTGCCATAACGGGAGATGCAGTTGAACTGGACTGGGGCGCCATTTCGTGCTCGGGGAAGTCGGCTACAGCATCTGCTGCATCCATTCGATCAAGCAAGAGTCGAACCTCCGGGCCAGCCCGGCCGCGGGGGACGATGGCGATATGGTTCACCCGGATGTTGCGTTGTACGCCGGAATACTCCTCACCCTCGGGAGTAACTCCAGGGGTGGGGTCGAAATCGACCTTGTAACCGGCGGATACCTCGGTGGCATCCTTGCGCTTGATCTTCTCAATAGCGTCCTGGTCAGTTACGACCAAAGCGACCTCGACAAAACCATCGTTGTACCGAACTTGGCTACCGGAATAGCCAACTTGATACTGCTTGGTGTTTGCTGCGTCGAGAAGAACAGGTGGGTGACCCCACGTTGCGGGCTTCATGCCGAACGTGGATAGAGAGTCCGGGGAACTAACCTCCTCAGGAGGCCGATACTCACGGACTTGGGAGCCATCAGCCCGTCGGTAGAGCTGAGTTCCACTGCGAGCAGCGCGGCACCAAACCCGAAGGTAACCCTCGGGTGTGGTTTCGCTGCCCGTAATTGGAGCGAAGTCGTACCTGGATACTGATGTTTCCATGGGGCCATATTAAGGCTTAAAGCTGAAAGCGATAAGCTGATTCGGATAGCGTATGAACATCGGTGGCGATCTATAGACAGCTGGCGCTGTGCGAGCGGATCAGATACCTAAGGATTAAAGAGAAGTACACACAAGCTCAAGTTGCTAAAAAGTTATCAGTAAGCCAAGCGGCCTACTGTCGTTTGGAGAAAGGGGAGATTGAGTTTACAATTAACAAGCTGTTTGAGTTAGCAGATATGTACGGCGTAACTGCTTCTGAGCTGCTGGCCAAGCTCTAAGCATTCAAAACTTGGGAGTGGTACACCACAGCGCCCTCGGAGATCAAGCGGCGTCGGATTTCAGTTGCTTCGCTCGCCGGGCAGTCGAGATTCTGGGCACCTGCGTTGTTGAAAAACCAGATGCGAACCAGAGATTTTGCAGACATGCGAGCGGGTTTCACCGAAAATTCAAGGTCCGAGGGGTCAAACCCTCATCCCGGCGGCTGACTTTACCTGAGCACTTCCACTTCGCTCTCGATAGGCACAGTGGCGTGTTGCGGTCCTTGCCGGCGCAGTCTTTCCCGTGAGATTTCATGTCACCGAAGCTGCGCGCGCAGTAACGGTCGCCCTTATCTGTGCCAGGGGCAATCTTGTAGCCCTTGGCTCCGTAGCGGACGGTGCGGGTGCGGCCTGTTTTGGGATCGCGGACGCGCTTGCTGTACTTTTTGTCGTCCTCGGTGTCTTTCTGCGCCTGAGGACGGGCTACTCCGCTGGACGCAGGCACGCAATTAGGGACTCGGCGGCCGCCTTTGCGCTTCATACCCACCTGGACATAACCCTCCCAGCAAGGACCAGCGGCGTCGGTGCGGCCGAATCCTTGCGGCTTCCGGCGGCGACGCGGTTTAGGCGCGCTAGCGGGAATAGGCAGACCTTCTGGGAATGCCATAAGCAATGCCGGCGTGATCAAATCGCTCTCGGGTAGACGTTTTTGGTCAGGACGGCGATAACCGGGCTCGAAACGACGGCGGGCTGCTTCTGTACGAAGGCGCAGCTCACGAGATGTGGTCTTAGCTGCCATACCGGCCGCCTCACCTGCGGCAGCCATAGTGTTGCCGATCTGGCCAAGGCGACGTACTTCTTCCTTAGCCGTTTGAGCGATGCGCTTCTCTGCAGCGGTCACCGCGGCTGCTGTGTTCTCCCGCATGCGCTGTGTCTTTGACTTGCGCTCGCGAGCGGGAGGAAGCAAGCCTTTGGGTGTAATGCCGGGAAGGCGTGCGCGCTCTGGACTACCGGGTAGCCGTGGGCGAGAGGGTTGCTGCAGCACTCGAACTTGAACAGGCTGCACACGCATGCGTCTGCGTTGACCGGCATAGGCCAAAGCTCCGATACCTAAAGCAGCGACACCTACACCAGCAGCAACGGCGGCTTTTTTACCGATACCAGTGTTCTTAGAGCAGGTGTGATTCGCAGGGATATAGCTAGCGCCGCAGGGGCGGCCATCTGCGTCGGTGCGCTTGGTTTTTACCCCACCCTTTCGTGTGGTTTTACTGCCGCGCTTGTAGCCCATCTTGTTAAGAGTGCCGTAGATATAGGCCTCTAGGCGGTCACCGGTGAGGCCTTTCTTTTCACCCTCGGAACGCAGCCGCTTCTCCATAGCCGCCACTTTGGTGCCAGCCGTATCGAGGCGTAGGGAAGCGGGGGTCAGCGCCATGATCAGATGTCGAAATTGCCAGGGGCGAAGCCGTCGGCAAACATCGAGTCGAGGCCGGGAGGGCGCTTAGCGGAAGGCTTGCGGAAAGCGTTTTCGAGTGATTGGCGGTTGCTTTGTTTGCGTGTTAACTCGCGCATAGCCAAAGTACCGGCCAAACTGCTTACTGCCGTACCGGCAGCGCTCAAGGCAGCTCCTTTAGCTTCCCGCTGAAGGCGAGCACGCCCTACTGCACTTCCAGACTCTTGGGCTTTGGCATAGCTGCTTAGCGCGCCAGCGGTGCTAAGAGCAGTGCGAGTAACACCGAAACCAGCGACTAGACCAGTGGGGCCTTTGCTTGCAAGTCCAACCAGTGGAGCAACGGCACCTACTGCTCTAGCGACATTAGCCGCAGTACGCAAACGACCGGATGCTTTCTTATTAGGGGCAACATTACCGCCCTTGTATTGCTTTGGCTGCACTTTCTGTGCAGTTCCTTTGGTGCAATTCTCGCCCTCGGAGATTGCGCCGTTGCCACACTTCAGGTCGTTGCGGGCTTCGGCGGTATCCAAACGAGCTCGGATATAAGCCGTGCTGCGGTCCTGGATACCCAGGTCGCAAGCGGCCAGGTACTCCTGAGGAGTGAGGGAATCGCTGCGCTTACGCATCGAACCGCAATTGCCGTCGCACTTGCATCCTTTCTTGCCACGGCAATCGCACTCGCCATCCATGGGCTTCTTGCCATACATGCCGCCATCCATGGACTTTTTCATGCCACCGCACATGTCCATGGACTTCTTCATTCCACCATCCATCTCCTTATTCATGCCCATGCCGCCGTCCATTGGCTTCTTGCCATACATCCCGCCATCCATGGGCTTCTTTTTGCCCATGCCGTCAGTTGCAGGCTTGGTGCGTTTCGCACCCTTCGCGCTGCGCTTGCGGCTGTGATTCGGATCCATGCCCATGTCCATCTCCATTTCCTCCTCTTCGGAGGGTTTCATGACGCGAGCACGGCGAGACATGGCCATACCTTCGCGGATGCCCTGCTCGTAGGCCTCGGATTTAGAACGACGGGTGGCGGCAGGCATGGTACGGGCCTTGGACTGTGCTTCACACAGCGTAGCTGTACTGTGCTATAGCGAATCGAATGGCTGCGGTGCAAACTGCTCGAAAACTCCAGCCTTATTGAGGTTGGCTGGACCCGTAGTTGCAACCTTAGAAACCTCTTCCCGATGACGCCGTGGCATAGAGGCGTACTCGGGGTCGATGGCTGCAATCTCGGGATCCCAAGGCGCTAGATAACAGCGGCAACGAGGGTGGCAAGGTGCATTTGTGCCTGATCTCTTGTAGATGCGGCCGGCGCGGGCATTGCAGATAGGGCAAGTGCGGTCGTCGCTGGTGGCATACCACATCACAAGGTCAATGCCGTTGGCTGCGTAGTACTGATTGCTGGCGGAGTTGTAGGCACGAAGCGATTCCGTGCGAGCGATGACATCAGCGCGGGACTTCACTACGCCAAGACGGAGGCGGAGATCCTTGGTAATGGCATCAGTAGGACGACCCTCGGCGATGCCCTGCGCGACGAGCTCGGTGGCAGTTTCTGCAAAGGTTTCGCCATGGCGACGGAGGTAGCCCTTGGCTTGGGCAGCTGCAGCCACCGTTGCTTCGATCGGAATTGATACGTCAATGAGACGACGTTCGGGCGCGATGCCGCGGAGGACTTTGCGTGCAACTGTGGTGCCCTTGCCTTCGGAACTGCGAAGCAGTCCACGCAGTACACGGTCGTATGCATCCACGCGCTGGGGATTGAACGCAGGCACTAGCTGGCGGAACTCTTGGAGGAGAGCCAAGTTGCGGTTAGCAACAGGAGCGCCGCTGCGCAGCTGAACACGGGTGCGACGGATCAGCCGGTTAAAGCTGCTGTCGAGGATCCTGTTCAGCTGGAAGACTGTTACGTCCTCGGAGCGGCGCAGAGCGTTGTTGTAGCGCTCAAGGAGTTGCATTATTTGCTGGATTCACCCTGGGCGTCAGCGCGGTCGCCTCGAATGAGTTTGGCTACATAATCGGCTTGCTCAGGTGGAATTTTGGTCAACTTACCTAGATTCTTAAGCGCCCACATGTTGCCACCTCGCACTCCGGGAAGTTCTGTAAAGCCAAATTTTGCATATATGGTGCTGCGTTTGTTGCCAAGCCCATCATCCTTATACGGATTGTTGAATAGAACAGCGTTTTCAGGCATTTCATCCAGCTGCGCTTTGAACATAGACTTAACCTGTTTTGCTACTGCTAGGCCTTGAGCCCGATTCAGTCCTTGTTTCTGATCAAAGCTAAGGTCTGTTTGAAAAGCTATCCCAAACTTGTCAAAAGCCCCTGCTTTTCCGCTAGGAGTAGAAACAAACGTAACAAGCGTATCGTCGACAGCGCCAATGCTCATAACGTGACCTGTCTTAGGATCCTTAAAAGTGCTATAGTTATTGACTGGGTCTACCTTTGTAAGCTTTAAGCCTTGAGAATCGGCTGCTACAAAAGCTAGGCCAACTTTAGCTTTACCTAGCAGCTTATTAGCTGGTCCTTGGAACTTTTCCGGTAGCTTGCTTATGGCGTCTTGCACCTTGGCAGAAGACATTGTTTTAATTCCTTTATCTACATATTTTGCTGCTCCTTTGTATATCTCTATGTTCTGCCTGTTTTTAAAGGCTGCTCTACCTCCTAAAGCTGCAGCTCCCACAAGAGCGGCGGTTGCTGCAACCTTGGCTCCAGTCCCGATACGGGACTTGGTTTTGTCTGACTCGCTCTTGGAGGGCGCCCCACCACCGGAACCTTTCAGGCATTCATGCGACTTCGGGATATAAGAAGATCCGCAGGGCTTTCCCTGCAGGTCTGCCCTCACTGCAAGGTAGGTAGCGGCACGTACTAGGCCTAGTGGGAGGGAGTCAGTACGTTGACGCCGCGCAATGATGCGGTCAGCCTCGGCTGCGGCAGCTTCTGGACTAAGTGGATTCGCTCCCTTAGTCAGCATCGCAATCAGCTCTGAGCGTGAACGCAAGCGCCGGCGTGCTGTGCGGGGCTTTCCGGTGGAGGCAGGCTGGCGTGCGCGAGCGCTAGAAGCGCTTCGAACCTCTTCGAGGCGCTCAAAGCCGTTCTGTTGTAGGTACTTAGTGGCTTCGCCGACGTTTCTGAAGTCACGTCCGGCAAGCTCAGCCGCAGCAACACTGATCTCCCGGCTTGAAGCCGTGAAAGTGCTGCTGTTCATTACTCTCCTAGAGAAATACTCTTTGGCTACAAGATCACTCAGACCTTGGTTCATGCTCGATCTGATGTTTTCTGATTTACCTAGACGACTAGCCAGATATCGTGAGTGTCCAATGCGAGCGCTATTGACTAAATCGCCATAACCAGCTCTGCGCTGTTCAGTAGACAAGGCCGCACCTGGAGTTTGGCGTACCTCATCAGCTACTCGTGCGAAATACTTATCAAAACCATTACGAGTATCGCTGTAGATGGTGTCAGCAAGCTGCTTACGGCTAATAACAGCTGATTTACTACGCGGAGCTTCGCCTAAGACCTTATTAAGGATGCCTACTGCGTTTTCTCTTACGTCCTCGGGGAAATTGGCGGTGCTGGGGCCTACTAAACGGTTGAGAAAAGCATTGCGTGCATCTGCATCCTTGATATTCACACCTTCCTGACGTGCCAAAGCCTGCAAGTTACTGGCTTCACGGTTCAGCGCAGTAGCCAATTGTCTTCTTACGTCGGTGTCAGTAGTGCCCCTGCTAAGGGCAAAGCCAAACTGACGCGAAAGATATTCATGAGTAGCGGGCTCGGAAAAGGTGCTTCCGTCACCAGCACCTGCAGCATTTGTGCGCTTTGTTCCCCAAAAGGCTTCAAGACTCTTTTGGCGCCACGTCTGATCGTTGTCTCCACGATTTTTAGCGTCAAGATCTAGCGTGCTGATCTTGTTTTCGAGCACTCGAGCATTGGCGTACTCGGTAGCCCGGCGCTCTAACTGCGTTGGAGTGCGCAGGACGGCGCTGCGCATAGCTTCCGGGCCTGCGGCAGCTTCACCAGCGGCACGAGAGACGGCAGCACCCGCAGCAGCACGTCCTGCAGCACGGCGTTCTGCGCGTGCAGCGCCAATACCGGGAGTTACATCCAGTAAACGGTTAACGCCAGCAGCAACCGCGTCATCGATCTGTCGGCCGATGCCATCGCGATAAAAAGGAGCGCGCTTCAGCTGGTTATGGCTGAAAAGGCCAAAGCCCACGATCGCCAGACCAGCAGCAACGGTGCCAGCACGACGCTCGAGTTTTGCCTGCAGCTCTTTCTTCTTCTGAATGTCACCGGGTGTGGCCTTAACCACGCCACGAACAATGGCACGCTTACCGCCCTCGATCTCGGAGAAGCTTCCCGTGCGAAGGCCCTTGCCGATGCGCTTCACGCCGCGCTCAATGTTCGCCAGACCTCCAACTGGATCGGTCTGAACTGCCCGTAGCTGAGGATCAGCACCTTGGCCTCTCAGCCGGCAGTCCCAGTTGGGTGGAATGCAGCGACCGCCGCACTTCACATTGGGAGGTGTGCAGGTCACCTGCCTGCTTGTCTTACCAGTACGGCTGCGAGCAGCATCGAGGCGAGCCTTGGTAGCCAGATAAGCCGCGGTACGGAAGCCTTCGGGTGTGGTATTCGGAAGTGTCATGGATCAGTACCCCTCGTTGTAGGCGCGGAAAGCGTCAGCCTCGGCATCGGGCACTGGTGAAAGCCCTGCCACATTCTGACCAGGAAAGAAGTGCTGTACTGCAGTCTTGGCAGCGCGAAGAGAGTTGAAGCCCGTGGTGTAAGGGCCGTCCGTAATAGCGCTGTCAATGCTGAAACGCGCTCGGTAAAGCTTTCGCGTTCGCGTGCGGTGTGGACCGAGGATCAAAACAGGTGCCGCGGCGCTGCTGTCGATGCGCTGTCCATCAGGACCAACAAGCGGACCAGCTACAACATCGCCGTAGCGATGGGTGATGCGGATGCGCAGACCTTCGGCTGAATCGAAGTGACTATCACCGCGACCAGCTGCACCAGCGGGAGGCAATATGCCTTCTTCTCCGCCCTCGGTTAAGTCTTCTTCCTCCGGTTCCGCAGGCTGCTGCATTGCCTGCATCTGAGCCTGGTAGCCAGCCATCTGCGACTGGAACTGAGCGTCCGCTGATGCAATGAGCTGCTGCGTTACCTGTTCGTTGAGCTTGGTCTCGATGCTGTAATCAGTGCCTCCGAAACGAGATTCGCGCACTTCGAGGGCGTTCAACACGCCGTACTGCAGATATTGGATGTCGGAAGCAGCTTTCAACTGCATCAGCTCAACCTTCTCCTTATCCGTCTGGGTGAAGACAGAAGGGAAGTGGACTGACCACGACTCGGGAATACGCCCTCGGGTTGGACCTTCCCGCGAGGCCATGATGTAGGTGAAGACCTCCGTGATCGGAGTACGGCAGTAAACCTCCTGCCACTGCTCCACAAGCGAAGACCACACACGCTCCTCAAAGCGGCCTTCCTTGCCCAAGCCGCCAGGGGAGTCGCCCATCAGGATTGAAGCCGGCCAGCCTGTTGCTGCCTGCAGATCCTTGATAAAGGGATCAGTTGCGGTGGCGATGTTGCTCAGTGCTCGGTTGATGAAGTTGATGTCTTCCTCAACGTCCACCACCATGCCGCCGTAAACGCTGCGGCTGAGGTTGTTGGCCTCAAGGCGCTTGCGTAGGTCTGCTTCGTTGCCGGCCGCAATGCGGTTGAAAAGCCCGGGAATCTTGTGAACGAACACATCCGAGTCGGAAGTCATCGACTCCAAGCCGGACATCGCGGTCTCGTAGCGCTTGAAGGCGTTCCAGATCAGCTGCAGCACTGATTGGCCCCAGCCGGTGTTGCGGGAGCGCTGGTTCCAGGGCAGAAACAGGCCATCGAAGCGTGCAACGCGCGTGTGGTGGATGCGGATGTTGACGTAACCGCTTCTCTGATCCGGTGTGATCCGCTGGCTGGTGGTGATGCGGTAGTGCGAAGGACGGGAGTAATCCGTGATCGAGAAGTCCTCGGGGATTAGCTCGTGGCGAGAAAGCGGCACGTAGCCGCGGATAGCGCGGATGCGGTTCATCTCGACCGGATCCTCTGGTGCACCGCCGTCGTCGATCAGCAGCACAAGGCCGGCGCCGCCATAGAGGCGCTGCAGCTTGATGACTTCCGACAGAGCGAAGTGGAACTGCGAGGCCTGCAGGAACTGCTCAAAGCGGGTAAGGAGGTCTGCGTTATCCGAGGCGTCGTCGCCACCCAGTTTCATAGTGGGACGGTGGCGCAGAATCTCGTCACTAATAGCGTCGACGTAGCGACGCGGGATGCCATTGGTGTATAGAGATTCGAGTTCAGCCTCGGTTAGCAGAGTCTGAAAGCTGACACTTGTTGCGGTTGTTTTATCTTTTGACGGCACACCTAGACCCGTTAGGGCATTAACTAATGCACCGTCATTCCGGTAATT